GTTGTCGTGGGTGACAAGCGCCACAAGTTTGGTATCGTTCGCCATGCCAAAGACGCGCAACGGATGTACAACTTCTGGCAGACCACAATCACCGAATCGGTGGCTTTGGCTCCAAAAGCTAAGTGGCTGATGGCAGAAGGCCAAGACGAGGGCCACGAAAACGAATGGGCAGCGGCTAACGTTAAGAGTTTCCCTTTGCTCCGCTACAAACAGACCGACATTGACGGTCAACCCGCGCCACCACCTCAACGCCTCCAGCCCGAGCCACCTCCATCTGGTGTGATGGCTGCATCTGCCGCGATTAACCAAGATATTGCCACGCTGATGGGCATTTACGACCCATCACAGCAGTTGCCAGGCAACATTTCTGGTAAGGCTCTGAACGGTCAACAGCAACAAGTTGACCTGACAAATTTTGATTTCTACGACAACCTGACCAAATCAATTGCTCAAGTTGGCAAGATCATCCTTGATTTGGTTCCCAAGATTTACGACACACAACGTGTGATGCGGATTATTGGCGCTGATGGCAAACCAGACTTGGTGACCATCAACGAAGCCAAACAGAACGAAGAAGGCGTGTGGGAAGTGCTGCACGACATGACAATTGGGCAATATGACGTAGTGATGGAGACAGGCCCAGGCTACAACAGCAAGCGCCAAGCCGCTGTCGAAAGCATGATGCCGCTGTTTACTGGCAACCCAGACCTGTTCCACGTTGCTGGCGATCTGATGTTCAGGAACATGGAATTCCCTGGGGCAGAGGTTATCGCTGACCGCCTTGCCGCTGCTAATCCATTGGCTCAAATTGATGAGAAATCTGACATTCCACCTCAGATTCAGATGCAAATTGCACAAGGCAAACAGCAAGTTGACCAACTGCAACAGCAAGTTCAGGCTATGCAAATGGCTATGAAACAGCGTCAGGACATCGAGCAAGTCAAGCAAGACAACGAAACCAAGCGTGAACTGCTCCGTCAGACTGCCAAAGCGCATAACACTGAGACATTGGCTGAAGTGAAGGTCAATGACCAGAATACCCGAGCCATCACAAGTCAGAACAAGACCGAGATTGATGCAATTGTTCAATTACTGTTGCACCACATGGATACCGCAAGGCTCCAACAAGAAATTGAGAAGCGTAATGCCGAGCAATATGGGGCAATGGAAACAGCAACCCAAGACATTGAGGCGGGTGCAAATCCTTTGACGCAACAATAAATTAGTGGTAAATTAACCACAAACCTTACCCGTGAGGTACACGGGGAAAACCCTTGAGGAAACTCATGCAAAGTGAAAAAGAAGCTGGTCAAGTATTGACTAGTGAGAATGCAGCCGATTTTTATTTCGCAAAATTAGGAATAGCTGACAAGCCCGAACCTGAGGCCGTGGTTGAGGAAACTCCCACGGAGCCAGAAACAGAAAGCCCACAGAGTGAGCCTAGCGAAGAAGAAGAAGCGAAACCGACAGAGGAACGTAAACCGAATCCAAAACTCGAAAAAAGGTTTTCAGACATAACTCGCCAACGTGAAGAAGCGCGTAAAGAAGCGCAACGGGAACGTGAAGCAAGAGAGAAACTGGAAGCCGAAGTAATGGCTTTGCGCCAGCAGTCAGCGCCTCCCAAGGCAACGAACGTAGACGCAAAGCCTCAGCCGAGCCAATTTGAGGATGCTTTTGAATATGCAGAAGCACTCGCAGAATGGTCAACTGAGCAAGCGTTAGTAAAGCGAGATCAAGAAGAAGCAGAACGCAGGGCCGATGCGGAACGCCAAAAAGTCATTCAGACTTGGGCTAACAAAGTGGCAACAGCGAAAGCCGAACTACCTGATTTCGATGACATGGTGGCATCAAGCGATGTGGTCGTACCAGATCATGTGCGGGATGCGATTTTAGAAAGTGATGTGGGGCCGCGAATTCTTTATGAATTGGCTGACAACGCAGAATTGGCTAAAAAGATCACTGGAATGTCGCTAAGTGCTTCATTGCGCGAGATTGGTAAGTTAGAAGCGCGTTTCGAGAGGAAAACTGAGAATGCGCCTAGTAATCCTGTGGGTAAAAGTAAAGCACCACCTCCGATCAATCCGATCAGAGCTACTGGAAATGCGATGGGTGTACAAATAGACGCAAATGGAGCGTTTCACGGCACTTATCAAGCATGGAAAGAAGCTCGTAAGGCTGGAAAGATTCGGTAATCACAATTTATTTTTAAGGAAAAATCATGAGCAACACCTTGCTTACCATTAGCAAGATCACCAACGAAGCGTTGATGGTCTTGGAAAACGAGTTGACTTTCACTTCCGAAGTGGATCGTAACTATGATGACCAATTCGCTGTCGTTGGCGGCAAAATTGGTAACACAGTGAACGTCCGCCGCCCTGGTCGTTTCATCGGTACAACTGGCCCCGCTTTGAACGTTGAAGACTTCAACGAGACTAGCGTTCCAGTAACACTTTCGACTCAATTCCATGTGGATACCCAGTTCACTACGCAAGATTTAGCACTTTCGTTGGATATGTTCAGCGACCGAGTGCTCAAGCCTGCCGTGGCTGCTATCGCCAACAAGATTGACCGTGATGGTTTGTCTTTGGCTGCATCGCAGACTGCCAACATCGTGGGTGTCGCTGGTACTCCTCCAACAGGTCTGATTACTTATCTGACTGCTGGCGCTTACCTCGACTCTGAAGGCGCTCCCCGTGATGGTCGCCGTTCTTGCATCGTTGAGCCTTTTACATCTGCCACTATCGTGGACTCCTTGAAGGGCTTGTTTGTGCCTCAAGAAGCCATTGGCGAACAGTACCGTAAAGGTTTAATGGGCCGTGACTCTGCTGGCGTGAACTGGAAGTTGGATCAGAACGTTGTGTCTCAGACATTCGGTTCTTGGTCTAGCAACACCATCGCTTGCAACGTGACCACCGCCACTGGTTTCCTGACCTCTGGTTGGGCACAGTACAGCACCATCCAGTTGACCGCCTCTAGCGCTTCTACCCTGAACGCTGGCGATGTGTTCACTATCCCTGGTGTCTACGCTGTCAACCCACAAAACCGTCAGTCTTACGGCAAGCTGCGTAACTTTGTGGTTCAGTCCACTACTGCTGTCGGTACTAGCGCCACTAACGTGGTTGTTAGCCCCGCCATCATCACTGCTGGTCAATTCCAAAACGTGAGCATCACAACTTCTGGTTCGCAAAACATCACACCGTTTAACAACACTGGTGTGTCTAGCCCTCAGAACATCATGATGCACCGCAATGCGTTTACGCTCGCAGTAGCTGACCTGGAATTGCCTGATGGTGTCCATTTCGCTGGTCGTGCAAGCGATAAAGAAATCGGTCTGTCCATGCGTGTCGTGCGTCAATACACGATCAACAACGATAGCATCCCGACTCGTCTGGATGTGTTGTACGGTTGGGCGCCTCTCTACCCTGAGTTGGCTTGCCGTATCGCTGCCTAATTGATGGGGCTTCGGCCCCGTTTCATCATCATTTTTAAGGAATTTTTATCATGGCTAATCCAGGACCAGCTTCCACCATTGCCGCGCACCCACAAGGTGTTTTGTCTAACCAAGCTCTGCGTTTGATCGGCACTATCAAAAACGTGTCTGCCAACGCTGTCGCTAGCTACGCAATCCCTGTTGCCAACTCATCGGTGTTCTTGTTGCAATCTTTGATTGTTACTAACCTGAACAACGCTGGCGCTGCCGTGACTCCTACGGGTTTGGCTTTGGGCATCGCTACCACTTCTGGTGGCTCTAGCTTGTACGGTGCTATCACCGCTGCAAACTTGTCCTCTACCGCTGGCGTGTCTTTGGTGGCCCCTACTGCTCAGACAACTGCAAACACTGTTCAGAACTTGTATTTGAACGTGACTGCTGCATTGTCTACCGCAGTGCCAGGCGCTACCTTTGACGTTTACGTCTACGGCTACGACTTCAGCGTCCCGTTCTAAACAGGGCGTTATGCTGAGAGAAAAAGCCGTCCTCAAAAGGGGTGGCTTTTTTTCTTTTATCGGTATAATTCAATCATTCTGCAAAGGAATACATCATGTCATCTACGACCGTGACCCGTGGTAATAGCCACGAAACTTTCTACATTGGCCCTTCTTTGGCTCCTTCGGCAGTTGCCGCTTACACAAGCGCAGTGCAAACGTTTAACGTCCCTGGCCTGCTGACCACTGACTTTGTTATCGTTATTGGCGCTGTTGGCACTCAAACCGCTGGTATTGTTCCTGCTGAAGCTGATTGCTACACCAATGGCGTTTTGTCTATTCAATTTTTGAACGCGACTGCCGCTAGTGCAACTCCAGCCCAAGGCGTGTACGCAATCCAAGTGGTTCGTACCGAAGGCCCATTGCCTGCGAATGCTGCCTAATCATGGCTAATACCTCTGTAATCCGAATCGGTGGCAAGACCGTAGCGTTAAGCGTTACAGGTTCTGCTCACGCTGCGGTGCAGTTGACAGCGAACACTAACGATCAAATCAATTACGTTGCTTGCCTAAATACAGGCTCTGTAAATGTGGCGATTCGGTTTAGCCAACTGTCATCTGATGCAGCTACGTTGCCTGTTGATGGCACACCTGGGGATTTCATCTTGCCTGGCTTGATGGAATTCCCTATTGTGTTGGCCTGTCCTCCCATCAATATGCAAAACCCATGCTATGTTACGGCTATCGGTGCATCCGCTGGCCCAAGCCTAGTTTATTTGACTCCAGCAGTGGATCAATCGTGATGAATAACGCCACTACGGTGGCGTTTCTTTTGACTGCAAGGTAATCCTATGGGAAAAATAGTTTTTAGCTCAACGCTTGGCGGTCAAACGAATGTGGTCGCTCAAGAAACAGCGTCCACATATTCTTTAACTCTGCCTCTAGTTACAAGCACATTTGCAACTACTACGGGCACAGAAACCCTAACAAACAAAACGTTTGTCAGCCCTGCTTTGGGAACACCGACAAGCGTAACCCTGACATACGGCACTGGTTTGCCTTTGACTACTGGTGTGACTGGTGTTTTGCCTGTGGCAAACGGTGGTAACGGAACTGCTACGCCATCCTTAGTAGCTGGATCAAACGTCACGATTACAGGCACTTGGCCCAATCAAACCATTGCTTCCACTGCGGGAGGTTCTGGAACAGTGACCTCTGTGGCTGTTTCTGGCGGCACTACGGGCCTTACGACCTCTGGCGGCCCCATCACTACCTCTGGCACGATTACGCTTGCTGGAACGCTTGCTGTGGCAAATGGTGGTACAGGAACTGCAACGCCTTCATTGGTTGCGGGAACCAACGTAACCATCACAGGCACTTGGCCTAACCAAACAATCAACTCATCGGGTGGTGGTGGATCAGGCACAGTCACTTCTGTTGCGACAGGAACTGGCCTTACTGGTGGCCCAATTACTACATCAGGCACAATTTCGCTAGCAAACACCACAGTAACGGCTGGCACTTACACCGCTGCCAACATTACCGTGGATGCCCAAGGCCGTATTACAGCGGCTGCTAACGGCACAGGCGGCGGTGGTGGTACGGTTACTTCAGTTGCTGCGACAGTGCCATCATTTTTGTCTGTTACTGGCTCACCTATCACGACCTCTGGCACATTGGCTATATCATACAGCGGCACAGCGTTGCCTGTGGCGAATGGCGGTACAGGCGCAACCACATCCACTGGTTCTGGCTCAGTGGTGCTAGCCACATCGCCAACACTAGTGACACCGTTGCTAGGCACACCAACATCGGTCACATTGACTAATGCAACTGGTTTGCCTTTATCTACTGGCGTAACAGGTACTTTGCCTATTGCTAATGGTGGCTCTGGTCAGACTACTGCTCAAGCAGCAATGAACGCTTTTGCGGGTGCTGTGACCTCTGGCTCTTATCTTCGTGGTAACGGCACAAACGTGGTAATGGCAACCATCCAAGCTGCTGATGTGCCTACGCTGAACCAGAACACCACTGGAACGGCTGCAAACATCACTGCAAGTAGCAACTCTACATTGACCACATTGAGCGCGTTAAGTTTGCCAGGCTCACAAGTCAGCGGCAACATTTCAGGCAACGCTGCCAACGTGACAGGTACTGTTGCAATTGCAAATGGTGGTACAGGGCAGACAACTGCTGCGGCTGCAATCACTGCTTTGACAGGCACTCAGACTTCTGCGTATTACCTTCGATCCAATGGCACAAACTCAGTTTTGGCTGCTTTGGCTGCGGCTGATCTGACAGGCACTGTGGCGGTGGCTAACGGTGGTACTGGTGTCACAACTTCAACAGGCTCTGGTAGCAACGTATTGTCAACAAGCCCAACATTGGTGACCCCTATTTTGGGCACACCAACCTCGGGTACTTTAAGCAACTGTACAGTT